CCATACAAATACTTTCGTATCAAGAGGGCAGTGTATTTATGGTTAGAGATACTGGATGAATCAAATTAGTTATCTATAAGCTTTAATTCTTCGGCAGTAGGAGTACGGCCGGCCTTCTTTATCATTCTTTTTAAGCGTGATTTTTCATCTATGCCTACTTTGCAAGCAGCTTTGCAGACAAGAATGGATTTGTCAAAATTTCCTTGCCTTTCATAGAGTAAAGCCAGTTTTGTGAAGGCAGGAGAGCCAGTCATAAGATCTTGATTGTATTTTATGTCAATTGATTGAATTTCTTTATAATAAGAAATTGCTTTAATACAATTACTTTCTACGGTTTGTGCTAATTGACCAGTATAATTATTGGAATTGTATAAAGCAGACCACTGTTCCTTTATTATTTTAATTAATTCACCGTATTCGGAAAAAACAGGTCTAAGCTCAGAATCATATTTTGAAAATTTTTCAATTGGATCCGGTTTGAATTTCCAATGATTGCGCTTTTTTAATTCTTTCCATTCGGAATCAGTACCACCAACGTGAAGATATTCAAGCCAATTTTCGTATTCCGTTTTTGAAAAATCAGGTTTAAAGGTAAATACAGTTCCTGCAAATAATTTTGAAAAAAGTCCCACAAAAACACCTCAATTCTATATTTTCTTAAATATCATCAAGTTAGGGATAAAATAAATTGTGTAATTGTCTACGATTTTATATTCCCCATACTTATCCCGATAGCAGTTAATGCAGTCTTCCAGATATTCTTCTGTGACATCCAGATAGTCTGCGATTTCATATTTATCTTTACAACCATGTTCGTAGGCTCTGATCAGACCGAACAGTCCGATTACACGGTTATAACCCCAGAGCCTTGCCTGACGTTCTTGCTTACGGTTCTCAGAAACATTCATGTCGAGAATATCTCCGACAGTGGTGTAATAGTGTCCGAGTTCTTCAGCAAGTACACAGGATTTCTCGGCTGTATTCATATCTTTTCGTAGATAAATGTCTTTGCCTTTTATCCGTCCATCATAGGTTTTAAAAGGACGTTCTTTGATAGAGATACCTTCGGCATTGGCTTCATTTAGTAAAGCATTGTATTTCATGGTCAACACCTCCAGTGATATTATAAATGCTTAGTTGTCCAATAAAATGGACTTAGTCGAGCATATCTTCATCAGCTTGCCGTTCTTCCGCAGTATATGGTTTTCTGCTTTCATGTGCTGCGTTTGGCATGAGTTCTTCTTCCATCTGTTGATTAGTAAGAAGATTTTGTGAGTATTCAAATAAACGCTTCCTATTATCGTTATTAAGGTGCTCAACGTTTTCGATTATGGCATTTAATAGTTTATCGCCACGCAATTTACTTTTGTCGTAAGAAGCTTTAAATTCTTCTATATTATCGAAAGAAGAGTGAAAGTTTTTAGGTGTGTCTTTAAAAGCCATTCGTTCCATAGGAACATCAAATCCCATTAACCATGCTTCACTTACATTTAGTGCCATTCCCAAAACAGTAAGTTTTTTCTGACCTGGCTCAACTTTTCCAGTAACATATTGGCTCAAATCATTTCGACCGAGTTTTATATTATATTTCTTGCAATACGGTTTACACATTTCAAGTATATCTACTTGTCTTAAATTTCTTTCTGACATTATTTGTTTTAATCTATTTGAAGTAGTTTGTTTCTTCATTTGATCACCTCACTTTGTAAGATACATTATATAAGATATTGTACAAAAGTTCAATATAAAAATGAGAAAAATTCAAAAAAATTGAGCAAAACAATTGACATATTAAAAGGCGTATGCTAAAGTAAAGATGTTCAAAGAATTGAGCAAATAGGAGGTGCGGAAATTTGTATGATTATAGTAAATTATCTGGACGTATCGTGGAAATCTTTGGAACGAGATATAAATTTGCAGAAGCTATGGGATGGTCCGAGCGTACGTTATCATTGAAAATGAGTGGAAACAGGGATTGGAAACAACCAGATATTTTCAAGGCGGTTAGATTACTTAAGCTAACAGTTGATGATATACCAGATTATTTTTTTAAGCAAAAAGTTCAATTGTATTGAGCTAAACAGAGAGAAAGGAGGACACATGGACGAACTTGTATATCTAAGAAATGATGAAGCTGTATGCAGTAGTTTGCAGGTAGCTGAGAAGTTTGAAAAGAGACATGACAATGTGATGCGTTCAATAGAGGGTCTCCTCAAAAATGAGGAAACCCATGAAATGTTCAAAAATAGTTCATATATAGAAGAACAGAACAATCAGAGGTATCCGATGTACTTGATGAACAGAGATGGATTCTCATTATTAGTTATGGGATTCACCGGTAAGAAAGCATTAGATTGGAAATTACAGTACATAAAAGCTTTCAATCAGATGGAGAAATTCATCAGAGAGAAACAGACTCAGACTTGGATTGAGACAAGGAAAGCCGGCAAGCTGACACGTAAAGCGGAGACAGATACTATCAAGAATCTTGTTGAGTATGCGAAAGGGCAAGGAAGCCAACATGCAGATAAGTTGTACATGACCTATTCGAAGTTGGCAAATAAAATGGCGGGAATTTCCAAGAGGGACGAAGCTACAGTAATGCAGCTTAATAACTTGTCTCTTATGGAACACATAATCTTATGCGTGATTGATTCTGGAATTATTGCTGGAAAGCACTATAAGGAAATTTATCAAGATTGTAAGAAGAGGTTAGAGACGGTAAAAGATTTAGCGTACTTAGAACAAAGTGCATAGGACAAAACATTAGATTACTTATTTGCAACAGATGAAACAGGTTCAGAAGAAGGGAGGGAGTAGAGAACCACAGTGAATATAAATGTTATTTGTTTTTTGATAGTAACATTCATAGCAATAATATGTGGGGCGATTGAATATAAGATGAAGCTCCCAGATTGGAAGCTTCTGATAGCATGGACTATTCTGATGGAAGTATTAGCGGTTCTCCTTTTAATAAGCAGGCTAATGACTTAGCGATTCCATTGAAGAGTTCGTGAGCGCCAGTAAAGTCGTTAGATTCGATTTTGTCATTTAAATCATCTAAAAACGGCCATAAAGATTGTGGAGTATAGGCGTATATGTGGAAAAAGCTTTCAGCACATTCTTTTCTAGCCGTTGAAGAAGAATAGGAAATGTATTTCCCGACTTTAGAAATAAAATCTTCGATGGTTGCGGCTCGAGCGGCATTGTATGTACTGGAATGCTTCTCTTGAATATCAAGCTCTCGTAGTTTGAGCTGATGGCGATTAGTAAGAATGGTTGTGATTGCAGGACTAATGATAGAAATAGCCAAGGCAATCCAAGCAGCAGTAGCGCTCCAATCAATTTGATGTCCCATAAAAAATCTCCTTTCATAAATACTCAGCGTGGAAGTGCTTGTATATAGAGTATAGGAGAGATCGGAGAAAGATGCAACAAGTACAAACCATTCCACATAACCTATAAAGAGGTGATGCAGTTTGAAACATATAAACATCGTGATCATCGATGGAGTAGAGAGAGACATGGCTACATTATCTGCAGAGGAACGAGAAAAAATCGTGAATGAGTTGAATCGTGTAGCTGTTGGATATCTGGGATACCAGAAAGAGAAAACCGCTTAGGCGGTAGGGGAGGTGGACAAGCATGAAAAGAAGAGGACCAAGAACAAAATGGCAGAGAATCATCAGAGAAACGGTGTTAGAGATCCTGATCGGCGCCGCAATCGGACTTGCATTTGATGCAATGTTATTTATCTGGTTGCTTGTAAGGTGAAGGAGGTGAGGACGTTGCAAGAGATACCAAGGTTGATGGATGATTATGAATTCCGGAAAGAACTGGAAAGAATCCGGGAGCACTTAAATGCGATCAGTAAGGGTTCGAATACCGTAGAGGTGCGAAGAAACTATCTGATCAGCTGGGTGACAATACCATCAGCAAAAATTTATACGCCGGATCAGTTAAGACAGATATTTGATCTGACGTGGAAATAAGAAGAGCACCCGTATAAGCCGGCAAGCTTCGGGCGCTCAGAAAATTAGTCAACTATATTATATGAGAAGAAAGGGAATTAGTCAAACGAGTACTTCGTATTTGTAGGAAATACGATATAAAATCAAATATTAAATGGAAACCTAAGAGTTGTACCAGAGGAGACAGAAATCCTGATCACATAGCAAAAAACTATTTACACCGTGAATTTCACGCCGAAAAACCGAATGAAAAGTGGCTTACAGATGTTTCTGAATTTAAATACTACAACGGAATAGAAGTTCATAAAGTTTATCTGAGTGCTATTTTAGATTTATATGATAGAAGGATTGTTTCCTTTAAAATCAGCGATCATAATGATAATCCATTAGTTATGGACACGTTTGATGAGGCTGTTCGTCAGGAGCCAGATGCACACCCATTAGTTCATT